GGGGTGAAGCACCTTCCCTCTCTATCCCTTCGTGGGGTAGGGGGGTCTTTGGGTGAAATTTAGTAAGAACCTAAAACATGGCGGCACATAAGGAGAGAGACTGTGGAGAACAAGGACATACGAATTACCCTGCTTTACAACCTAGATGAGGTTAACGTACTATTAACCTTATTAGGTAGCTTGCCCTTCAATCAGTCAGCTCAGATGATTGCGAATATTCGGGAGCAGGCCTTACCGCAGTTACCACTACAAGAAGTTGCGACCGAGCAACCAGCAACGACCGCTTAATTGCTGAGATGCAACATGGAAAAGGATCTAGAGACTCGATTCGCCGTACATGAGGCCGTTTGCGAAGAACGCGCAAAGCATATTGCCAACAGCCTCGACAAGGGCTCAGACCGTATGCAGAGGATCGAGTACCTGCTGTACATGGTAATGATCATGGTGCTGCTAGGCCCGGGAGCCGCAGCCGAGTTCCTAAAGAAGCTATTCGGATGAGTGAGCAAGAAAAGCCAAAGAAGCGGGCTGGTCGCAAGACCGAGTATGACCCGCTGATCGCCGCAGAGATATGCACAAGAATCTCTTGCGGTGAGTCATTACGCCAAATCTGCATGGAAGACAGAATGCCCGTGCACAGCACAGTCTATTTGTGGCTGTTGCAGAATAAGCAATTCTCAGACAATTACGCGAAGGCCAGAGAAGAGCAAGCAGATACATTAGCCGATGAGATACAAGCGATTGCAGATGAGTACCCTGCAGAGATCGTTGATGACAAAGGCATAAGCCGCACAGATAGTGGCTGGGTCACATGGCAGAAGAACCGCATAGACGCCCGCAAATGGGTAGCCTCGAAGCTGAAGCCTAAGAAGTACGGCGACCGCCAGATCGTCGCAGGGGACGCAGAGAACCCGCTAGAGATGAAGGTAGACACGAGCGTGTTCGATGCCGTCCTGAAGAACATAGAATTGACCAAACAATCAAAATGAGATTCTGCACATCCTGCCAGTTCACTCGGGCAGAAGAGGGCGGTGAGAAACAGCAGCGGGGCAAGATCAAGCGGTGGATATGCAAGGCCTGCCTCGACAAGAAGACCCAGAGTAAATATCAACGGCAAGACGAGCCTGAGAAGGTGCGGGAGCTGAGATGACCGAGCAAGAGAAAGCCGAGCTGACCGAAGTCCTCGATTCCGCATTCGAGCGCTGGTGGTTCCCGGTTGACGCTGCCGTGATTGCTGAGCGCGAAGCCTGCGCCTTACTGGTTGAGAAGCTGGGGGCTGAGGGCTACGGGACGCTGGCGATTGCCGCGATGATTAGAAAGGGCGGGGAATGACTGGGCCTATCTTAGCTATCTACTGGGGGATCGTTGCGATCCTGTCTATTTACTTCGCCGTCCTGACGCTAGAGCTGCCTGCCAAGCCCAGATGCGTAGGCACGACCTGTCAGCACCGACTCTGGTGATCAACGACCTCGAAATCCGCATCGCCGAGCGCAAAGCTGCGCTTGCCCAGCGCCAGCATGAGAAGGCGCTCTGGGATGGTGTAGACATCGCTATCCTTTGTATCGAGTTCCTGTCTGTCTTCGTAGCCTTGATGTTCGCGGTGGCTGGCAAGCCTGAGGCTGCGTGTGCTGGCCTGCTGCTGGCGATCTACCTGAAGATCCGGCGATGAGCGATCTCGTTGAAATCCTCAAAGACCCTGCGACTCGGGCGCAGTACGCGAAGCTACCGGCGGAGTATCGGGCTGCATTCGAGTGGCGCACTAGATGGCTGCTAAAGGCGCACCGGTATCAGATTCTGCCTTCGGGCGACTGGTGGGACATCTGGCTGCTGCTGGCTGGTCGAGGCGCTGGTAAGACAAGGACGGCTGCGGAACAGCTTGGCTGGTGGGCGTGGCAGCATCCTGAGACCCGCTGGGTTGTGGCTGCTCCGACCTCCTCTGATGTGCGCTCGACCTGCTTTGAGGGCGACTCTGGCCTGCTCTCAGTGATCCCGAGCGTGCTGATCAAGGACTACAACAAGGCGCTCCACGAGCTCGTGCTGATCAATGGCTCCCTGATCAAGGGCATCCCGGCGAGTGAGCCCGAGCGTTTCCGAGGCCCTCAGTTCCACGGTGGCTGGTGCGATGAGCTGGCGGCTTGGGAGTATCTTCAGGACGCTTGGGACATGATGCAGTTCGGCCTGCGTCTGGGTAAGAAGGTGCGGCTGATCTGTACCACGACCCCGAGGCCGAAGGATCTGATCCTCGATCTGGTGGACAGGGCTGGCGACGATGTGGCGCTGGTGACCGCCTCGACCTACGAGAACCTCGACAACCTCGCCGACAACTTCCGCAAACAAATCTTGCAGTACGAGGGCACCAAGCTAGGACGGCAAGAGATTTACGCTGAGCTGATCGACCCCGAAGAAGGTGGGATGGTCAAGCGTGAGCACTTCCGCCTGTGGCCTGCCAACAAACCCTTTCCTAAGTTCGAATACATCATCCAATCCTATGACTGCGCGTATACCGAAAAGACTGTCAATGACCCAACCGCCGCCACCACTTGGGGAGTCTTTAAGCCTCAAGACGGCCCGATGTCTGTCATGCTCATCGATGCGTGGCAAGACCGTCTTCAGTACCCGGATCTCCGTCCGAAGGTTCTTGAGGAGTTCAAAGTTTCGTATGGGGCTGACCCCGAGGATGAAGAGCGAGGAAACTTTGTCGGTGGAAAGAAGGTGGATCTTGTCCTTATTGAAGACAAGGCTGCTGGGATTAGCCTGATCCAAGACTTACAGCGGGCGCACTTGCCTGTGAGGGCGTACAACCCCGGACGGGCGGACAAGATTCAGCGGCTGTCGATTGTGGCGAACATCATCGCGCACAAGCGGGTGTGGATCCCTGAGAGCACGGTGAAGAAGGGCTACGTGCGTGACTGGGCTGAAGGGTTTGTGAGTCAGATTTGCAGCTTCCCTGAGTCAACGCACGATGACTTTGTAGACAGTTGCACGCAAGCACTACGGTACTTGAGGGATGCGGGTTTCCTTGACATAGATCCTTACGTTGAGGAAGATCGGGAAGTTGAATATTACGGACGCAAGAAGGGTAATCCTTACGCGGTGTGACGATGACTTTATCAATCCTGAAAAGCCTAAAAAAGATCCAACGTGAGATCAAGGCCGCAACCAAAGCGGGTGACACTGCTGCGGCTCTGGCGGCTCAAAAGCGCTTGAACGAAGTCATTAAGGGCGGCGTTAATTCCCCGCTGATGCCTCGTGCCGCTCCGTTAAGTGAAGCCCAGATTCAGGCGTATGCCGAGCGCATGGCACCGCAGATCGCTGGTGAGTTGACCCGCAAAGAGAAGAGCGCGGAGACGCTTGCAGGCAAGAGCCAGAAGCAGTTCAAGCGGGAGCAGACTTTGCCCGTTGAGCGCCGGGTCGTTGAAGGCGCGGTCGATCCCATGCAGCCGCTGCCCCCGATGACGCTGGAGCAGCAGAAGGGTAGCGTATTGCTTGGCTTGCCGGGTGATCCGTCACTGGCGCGTGTCGAGTTGCGTGGGATTGGCGACGTTGAGTTTGAGCGGCCTGTAACGCTGCATGGTGGCCCTCGCTACGGAGATGATGAGAAGTTATGGGCATCTAACCTCAGCGCTGCCTCAGGGCTTCTAGGGGCTGCAGGCAGGGCGTCTCAGCAGTACGGTAACGCTCCGGTGATTGCCTCTTACACGAAGATGCCATCCGGCTTGCCTTTTGCTCAGCACTACCTTGAATCCCTGCTGCAGTACCAGCGGCCTGACTTGCTGAGCAAGGAGGCTCTGGAGGCGCTTGAGAAAGACGTCAGAGGCGGGTTCGTCAACGCTCAGGGTAAGCGCGTGACCTTCCCTGAGTTCCCCGGCTTTGGCGACATGGAAGGCGTCTTAGACGCAGCACTGCAGGATTCAAACCTACGCAAGCATCTGGCTGGTCGATTAGAGAAGGGCGAGAAGTACGGCCTGCGCCCTGCTGAGGATGTGCAGTTTGCTGTGAGCCATCCTGAGTTGACTAACCTTGAGACGGGTGCGTCTGGCTTCACGCTGGGCGAGTTGCCGTTAGGGCAGGCGCTGACTGAATCGGCACACCCGACTTACTCGCACGACATCGCAGGCAAAGTGATTGGTCAGTTGCCGCACGCAACGCCTTATGACCTGCTGTACCGGGATCAGTTGGAGTTGATCCGCCAGAACCCGAGATCGCCTGAGTTCAACACGCTGAAGTTGCTAGGCGCTCGGCAGCAGATCGATGAGCAGCTAGTCAACGAGATCAACGAATACCAAGAGCGCGTGCGTCGATTGATCGGCAAGAAGAAAGGCGGCGCTGTAAAGAAAGCCGAAGGCGGCACTGTGAGCTACGAACTCCCTGACGATGTCACCCCACAGAACTGGCGCGATCAGCTAGAGACGAATGTTCTTAACGATGCGCGTGCATTGATTGGCGTGAAAGAGGGTGGCCCGATCAACCTTGACCGCTTGCTTGAGAAGGCGGTGCGTAAGGCGAACGGTGGCCCTGCCAATCTTGACGACATGCTGAAGTGGGCGGTGGCTAAGCACAACCACAAGATGAAGAAGGGCGGTGAGGTCAGCCAGACGTTCCCGCTCAAGAAAGACGAAGAAGACGGCCTAAAGCCGACCCCGAAGTATCCGCTGGCTGAGAAGCTGGGCAAGGGCGTAAG